CAATAAATAAGAAGGTATCCTGAGGAAATTGAATGTCGACAATTACAAATCTTTATATTGATCAGGGAACAACCTTTAACTCGGTTGTCACTCTAAAAAATCAAGACGGCACAGCCATGGACTTGACTAATTATACGGTCAAGTCACAGTTTCGTAAGTCGTATCAATCCTCTGTAGCCAACAATTTCACGGCAACTGTTTATGGTACCTCGACCAATGGTCAGGTTAGACTACAACTTACTGCCACAGCTTCCAGTGCTATTAAAGCTGGTCGTTACCTTTATGATATTGAGATAACGAATACTCTTAATAATGAAAAGTTTAGAGTACTGGAAGGTATTATAATTCTTACACCTGAGATTACACAATCATGAGTGATATAATTGCAACAGTAGACATAACCAGCAATAATATTGTTGTATCTGCAGTTGGTATTCAGGGATCAAGTGCCGTATTGGGACCAGATTCTAGAGTTGATACCATCGGTGACGTGGATACGAGTACTCTCGTTAATGGATCTCTACTGATATACAAAACGGGAACAAGCAAATGGACTGCCTCCACTACGCTAGATGCGCAGAATATGGAAGGTGGAGAATTTTAACGGAGAAATAAAAGATGGCTTCAATAATTAGAATAAAGCGCAGTTCGGTATCAGGAAACCCAGCAACACTGGGAACTGGCGAATTAGCGTACTCAGCCTTAACGGACAACGGATCCAATGGTGGTGACAGACTATACATTGGTATGGGTACAGAAACTGCAGGTAATGCAGCGAACCATATTGTTATCGGTGGTAAATACTTTACCGATATGTTGGATCACACTCCAGGTACGCTTACTGCGTCATCTGCGATTATTGTTGACGCCAGCAGCAAAATCAATAACCTTAATGTTGGTAACATTACTATTACTGGCAGTACCAATACTGTTAGTTCTACCGATACCAACGGCAACATTGTTCTTACACCAAATGGTACTGGTAAGTTAGTTCTTAACAACCCTTACATTAACGGCACAACAGATACCCTTGCTGAGTATATCTTTGATACAGTGGGTGGTGCAGTTACTCAGGGTAATGGTATTACTGTTACTCCAAGCGATGGTTCCAACACTACTACAATTTCAATTGATACTTCGGTAACAGTTGATAAGAACACTGCGCAGACTCTTACAAACAAGACAATCAACTTAACAAGCAACACATTGGTTGCTACTTCTGCTCAGTTGGCAACTGCTCTTACAGACGAAACTGGTACTGGTGTTGTAGTATTCTCAAATACACCAACTTTGGTAACCCCAGTTCTTGGTGTTGCAACTGCCACAAGTATTAACAAAGTAGCGTTTACTGCGCCAGCAACTGGTTCTACATTGACCATTGCTGATGGCAAAACTCTTACTGCAAGCAATACCTTAACCTTTACTGGTACTGATGCTTCTTCTGTAGCATTCAGCGCAGGTGGTACTGTTGCTTATGTAGCAAACAAACTAAGCGTATTCGCTGCAACTAGTTCTGCTGAACTTGCTGGTGTAATCTCCGACGAGACAGGTACTGGCTCACTAGTATTCTCAAATACTCCAACTCTGGTAACTCCAGTTCTTGGTGCTGCAACCGCAACTAGCATTACTGCTACCAGTGGTAACATTGTTATCAATGCTGCTTCAGGTAACAACAATGTTAACTTGGGACCAACTGGTACTGGTACTGTTGATGTTGGTAGCAAGCGTATTACCTCACTTGCTGAACCAACTGCTGACTCTGATGCAGCTACAAAGTACTACGTTGATGCTGCTCGTTCTGGTCTTGATATCAAGAACTCTGTTAAAGCAGCCACAACTGGTGCTGTTACACTAAGCAATACACAAACTATTGATGGTGTTGCACTTTCTGTTGGCGATCGTGTTTTGGTTAAAGACCAAGGCAGTGCAGTACAAAACGGTATTTACGTTGTTGCTTCTGGCTCATGGGCTCGTTCTACAGATGCAGATCAACCAGCTGAACTCAATCCAGGAACTTTTGTATTCGTTGAGCAAGGTACTGTAAACAGCGACACTGGTTTCGTTGTTACTTCTGATAGCGTATTGACCATTGGTACAGATGCTATTAACTGGACGCTGTTCTCTACTTCTGGCACTCTAATTGCTGGCGCTGGTTTATCCAAGAATGGTTATACCTTAGAAGTTAACGTAGCAAATGGTATCGAAGTTTCTTCTGACAATGTTCAATTGGCTTCTACTGTTGCTGGCGCAGGTCTTACTTACACTTCTGGTGTTTTAAATATTGTTGGAACTGCTGATCGTATCACTGTCAATGCTGACTCTATTGATATCGCTAGTACATACGTTGGTCAGTCTACCATTACCACACTGGGCACTATTGCCACTGGTACATGGCAGGGCACTATTATTGCTGGTCAATATGGTGGTACTGGTGTAAACAACAGTGGTAAGACTATTACTCTTGGTGGCAACTTTGTTACCTCTGGTG